ATCTAGTGAAGCTATGAGCACTGCTAGAAAATATTTAGCAGGTGCAGGAACTCAAACAGCAGCATTAGCTTTTGGTGGAAAAACACCAGGAAATACGGGTGCAACTGAAGAATACGATGGTTCGTCTTGGACAACTTCTCCTGGAAGTTTAAACGATTCTAGAGGATATTTAGCTGGTTCTGGAATTCAAACATCTGCATTAGCTTTTGGTGGATACAATAGTAAAACAAGCACTGAACAATATGATGGATCGACTTGGTCCACTAAACCTGCATTAGCAACAGGAAGAGAGAGTTTAGCAGGTGGTGGAACAACATCTGCATCAGTGGCTTTTGGAGGAAACACCACTGCCATAGTATCTTTAACAGAGGAATTTACAGTATCAACAAATGTCATTACAGCTGGAGCATTTTCTAGTGGAACTAATAATCCGCAAACAGCAACTTTTGGAGGCTATGCAGGAACACAAACTGCAGCGATAATGATGGGAGGACAACCAAACCCAACAGTAAAAACAATAGAATATGATGGGTCTGCTTTTTCTGAAGGGGGAAATTTACCATCTTTAGCACACTATAATGCGGCAGGTTTTGGAACTCAAACAGCAGCAGTAATTTGTGGTGGAATTACTAATCCAGGTGGACCAACTGGTTATGGACCTTTAAAAACAACATTAAACTACAATGGAAGTTCTTGGTCAGAAAGTGGGGCTCTAAATATAGAAAAATATTTACATGGTGCAGCAGGCACACAAACAGCTGGATTAGCGTTTGCTGGTCACGTGACACCTAATGTCCCTTCATTACAAAATAGTTCAGAAGAATATAATGGTAGTTCTTGGACAACTGGTAATAATATGAATACTGCTAGAAGAAATGTAGCTGGGACAGGAATACAAACAGCAGCTCTTGCTTGTGCAGGTTATAGTCCAGGTGCAAGTCCAGATTTTCCTTTAGCAAATGAATCATATAATGGAAGTTCATGGACATCTAACCCAAATCAAAATTTTATAAGAAGTAATGCAGTTGCTAGTGGACCTTACAGTAGTGCGATAAGTGTTGCAGGTTCATCCCCTGCACCCGCTGCCTCAGATCAAATTTTAGATCAATGGAACGGCACAATTTGGTCTACTGGTCCTTCAATGGCAACTAGAAGATATCAGTCTGGACATGGTGGTAGTGGAATGAATACAAGTTTGTTAATATCAGGAGGAAATACTGGAAGTGGGTATTCTAATGCAACAGAAGAATTTACTGCAGAAACAACAGCACTAAATGTTAAAACATTAACAACTAGCTAGTTGATTTTAATTATGATAAACTATATAACAATCTAAAGGAGGAAGAAACTATGTCTACACACTTTATATATGGAGTAGCTACAAACACTGGAAAAGGATTTCTAACTGTTAATGACAGACAAAAATTCTTTATTAGAGGTTATCCCGCAGACGTCTGGATGATAGGTAATACTGTCGATGGCGCTATGTGGTTGGCTGAAAAGAACGGTGTTGAAAAGACAAAGGCAGAAGCACAGGCTTTAATTGACGCTGAAGTTCAAACAGCACAAGCCGCGTGGGATGCTGAGTCTGACGAGTACAAAGCACAAAACGATAGACCCGGTGACATAACTCTTCCATAAGGTTTTTAAATGTCAGACTACCAGGATATACGAGGTACGAGAATAAAATATTTAACTTCTGATCCGACGTTAGAATCGTCGTATGAAGGACAGGTTTGGTATAACTCGACTACAGGCGTTAATAAATCTTTAATACAGATTAAAGCTTGGTCTAGTAGTGGTGATGTTTCTACAGCTAGAAATAGTTTAGGAGGAGCCGGCACACAAGCAGCATCTATTGCTTTTGGTGGTAATCCATCTCCCCCTAGTTATTCAAATGCAACTGAAGAATACAATGGTTTTAATTGGTCAGCTGGCGGTAATTTAGGCACAGGTAGAGCTAACATGGCTTCTGCTGGAACTATTCCCGCAGGATTAGCAAGTGGAGGACAATCAGCACCAACAACTTTTACAGCAAATGTAGAAGAGTATGATGGTAGTAGTTGGTCAGAACAAAATAATTTAAGCACACCTGGAGCAAGAAGAGGTTGTGGAACTCAAACTGCAGGTTTAGTTTTTGGAGGAACACAAGCTCCTCCTGTTTTAGATGCAACTGAAGAATATGATGGAACTAACTGGACTAATGGTGGTTCTATGAATGTTGGAAGAAACCAACTTACTGGTTGTGGTATTCAAACTTCAGCATTAGCTATTTCAGGAGGCACAAGTCCAGCTGCCGGCACAGGAGCAGTTGAACAATATAATGGTTCAACTTGGACTACTATAAGTTCTATTAACACAACTAGATATGACATGGGTTCTTCTGCAGCAAATGCAGATCATGCGTTAGGTTTTGGAGGTTTTGCACCCCCTTCATCAGCCGCTACAGAAGAATGGGATGGATCAACTTGGACAACTTCTTCTGCTACAATGGGGACAGCCCGATATAGTATGGCAGGAAGTGGAACTGCCGTAGCAGGATTGTCAACTTCAGGAAGATCAGGACCTAGACCCGCAGCAACCGAAGAATACAACTCAAACATTAATGCAATCACACAATCAGCATGGGCTAGTGGTGGTAACACATCTCATAGAACAGGTGGTCGTTTAAACTTTGGTACTCAGACTGCTGCCATGTCGGGTGGTGGTCTATATGTGCCTAACCCAGGTTACACTAATGAAACAAAAACAGAAGAATACGATGGATCTTCTTGGACAGCAGGAGGAGATTATCCAGCAGATAAAGCTAGAGGTGCAGGTTTTGGAGTTTTAACAGCGGGAGTTGCTTGTGGTGGTACAGTAGGTAATACCTCTGTAAATACCTCTTTTGAATATGATGGTAGTTCTTGGACAGCAGGTGGTAATATAAGTGTTGCTAGAAGATATCAATCAGGTTTTGGTACACTAACTGCAGGTGCTGTATGTGGTGGATATCCAAGTCCAACCAATAACGGAACTGAAACTGAAGAATACGATGGTACATCTTGGACGGCTGGAGGAGCTTTAAATACCTCAAGACAAACTTCTGACGCAGCTGGAGGAACACAAACAGCGGCAATAACTTTTGGTGGTGAAAACGCAGGTAATGATAAATTAGCAAATTCTGAAGAATATAATGGCACTGCTTGGAGTGAAGGAAATGATTTAAATACGCCAACAAAAAGAAATTCTGGTGGAGGGACCTCTGTTCCAACAACTCTTTCTGTAGGGGGATCATCTGGAACTGCCCCACCTGGCACAGCTCAAACAGAACAATATAATGGAACGTCTTGGTCAGTAACTGCTTCTATGGCAACTGCAAGATCACAAATAGGTAAAATACAAGGAAACTCAACATCTGCCTTAGTAAACAATGGAGCAAATGCCTCTGACACTTACATTGTGACAACAGAAGAATTTACTGGCGGAACAGAAACCATTACAGCTTCGACCTTGACTACTTCATAAAATAGTTTATATTAGAAAGCATCGAAAGGATTATTATGACAGAAAAAAGAAATATACATGCGTTAATAGAAAAAGAAGCACCAAGCTTAAATAATTTATTAGATCCAGAGGACGTCAAAGAGTTTAAGGCTATGACAGCCGAGCTTCGTGACACATGGACCAAGAAACAAGTATTTAGAACAGAGACAGAAATGAGAATGTCTGTGTTACAAGATGCGAAGTATCCAACAAAAGCTGCAAAGTATTGGCAGTGTGTTAGAGAACAAAACGTATTTTTAGAAAATTTAATGAGTTTATCTTTTGATTGTAGAAGATCAGAGGCTAAAGTTAAATGGTTAGAAAAAAAAATAGAAACAGAAAAAGACGAATATAAATTAACAAAATATCAAATAGATTTAGATGAAGCTAGATATGGTTTAGCTAACATGCAGTTAGTAGCTCGTGATAGAATGAGAGAAATTAAACTATGGTCTACGTTAAAAAAAGAATTTGATGATGGATCATTTGATACAAAAGATGTTAATAGACATCAACTAGATTCATATCATTTAATTATGAAAAATAAGGCAGAGACATTAACATCGGGTTCATCTCAACCTGAAGTGTTTAATGTACTTGGACAATTACAAACAATAGAAAGAGTTAAAAAATCAGGAGAAATGATTTACAACAAGAAAGAACAATTGACCAGTGACCTTGGAGCAAAAGAAAAATAAAAAACTTTTCTTTTTAGTAGCACAACCTAGATCAGGTAATACTTTATTTGCAAGTATTATGAATCAAAACCCTGAAATAGCTGCTACACCAAACTCTGTTACATTAGAGATTATGAAAGATTTATTTTTATTAAAACAAACAGATGTATTTTTAAATTATCCAGATCACAACTCTTTAGATAATGTATTAGATGTTGTTTATGATACTTACTATAAAGACTGGCCACAAAGAATAATTATAGATAGAGGACCTGTAATGACTAAAGATAATTTTGCTTTAATGCAAAAACATTTTAAACGTCCTTTTAAATGTATAGTTTTACTTAGAGATTTAATGGATGTGTTGGCTAGTTATATGCAGTGGTACACAGAAAACCCCGATGCTTTTCCTAATAGACATAATCTTAAAAATGACGAAGAAAAACTTGCAATGATTATGAATAGCAAAGGCGCTGTTGCTAAAGATTTAGAAGCAATAAAAAATTCTTATAATTATCCAGGTCTTTGTCATTATGTAAAATATGATGACATGGTAACAAACCCTGAACAAGAGTTTAGAAAAATATATAAATTTATAGGCGAACCTTATTTTAATCACAGATTTAATAATTTAGATCAAGTAAAAATAAATGGTTTATCTTATGACGATAAAATAGTTGGTAGTAATATGCATAAACTATTTGATGGTCCTGTTAGAAAAGTGTATAACCCTTATATAGAAAAAATCCCAGAAAGGATTAGACAGAAATATGGACACATCAGATTTTAATTTTATATTTTTAGGTCAATCAGTATTAAAGTATCAAGTGCCTCTTGATGTATATGAAATTATTAATAATATTTATGAAACTAAATATCCTGAACTTAAACCTGCCAATAAACAATTAGTTGGTAAAATACAAAAAGAACATAGTTTGTTTTTTGATGGTCAAGATAGCAAAAAAATGACTAGACATAACCATTTACCACATGACGTATTAAAATGGTTTCAATTAAAATTTAAACATTATTTAGATTGGAATAAAATAAAAGAGTATGAAATGCATTTAAATTCTGTGTGGGTTAATCAAATGTTTCAACATGAATATAATCCAGTGCACGTGCATCAAGGATCATTGTTTACAGGTTTATCTAGTGTAATGATTTTAAAATTACCACAAAGTTTTGGTGTAGAGTATTCATCACCCGATGCACCACAAAATGGTAGACTGCAAATATTAGGTTCAGCATCTGGTCAATTTGCAAATGTAGATTATCAACCTAATGTTAAAGAACGAGATTTTTATATTTTTCCATATGACATGAGACACTGTGTTTATCCTTTTAACGGACCAGGTATGAGACGAACGTTAGCTGCAAACATGGACGTGCAGTATGATCCAATTAGAAATAGAGGAATAAGTTAATGTACGAAAATCAAATTATAACAGAACCTAAATGGAAGAGTTGGATAGTGCAAACTACAACACCTTTATTTACACCTGATCAATGTAAACAAATCATAGAATCTGGTAGACGTCAACCACCTCAACAAGCACAAGTTGGTATGGGTAAACCTGGTGGAGGAACTGATACTAAAAAAAGAGTAACAACAATTTCTTGGATACCGTTTCAAGAGATGGGGCATATGTATAGAGACTTAGATAAGTTTATACAAAAAGCAAATGAAAATCATTTTGGTTTTGGTGATATTAGAGTTACAGAAAATGCACAATTTACAGAATATCCAGAAGGAGGGTTTTATGACTGGCATATGGATTGCGATGTAAACATGCAGCATGAACCACCTGTGCGAAAAATATCAATGACTCTTTTGTTAAATGACCCATCAGAGTTTGAGGGAGGACATTTAGAATTAATGGCACCAGGTAAGTTTGCAGAATTAAAACAAGGTCATGCAATTATATTTGCATCGTTTTTAAACCATAGAGTTAATCCTGTAAAACGCGGTGTTAGACAATCTTTAGTTTGTTGGTTTGGAGGTAAACCGTTTAGATGATTAAAGAACAATTTTTTCCGACAAACATATATGGCAAAGATGTAAAACTAGATAATCAATTATTTGCTAATGAAATAATTGAATGGTCTAAACGAGATCCGGGTGTTAAAAAAACAAACCGTAATGGTTGGCACTCTACAACTGAAATGCATAAAATGCCTGTGTTTGAACCTTTAGTAAATGAATTATTCTTAATGATGCAAGATATATGGAAAGAAGAATGGCTAGATAGAGAACCGGTATTGGGTAATATGTGGGCTAATATAAATCCTCCAGGTGGCCATAATGCTCCACACATACATCCTAATAGTTTATTTAGTGGAGTATATTACGTGAAGGCTCCTCTTAACTCTGGCAGTTTAATTTGTAATGAACCCAGAGCAGGCGCACAATTAAATATGCCAACAAGAAAACCAGGTAAACCTCCAAAAGATTTATGGAGAGAAGTGCACCTAGAACCAATAGAAGGTAGAATTATTATATTTCCTTTTTATCTTTGGCACAGTGTTGAACCTAATTTATCTAATGATATAAGAATATCTGTAAGTTTTAATTTTATACAACATGGTTTCAATGGGTAATTATAAAGTAGTCAAACAGGCAGTTAATTATGAATTAGCTAATTTTTTATTTAATTATTTTCTTTTAAAAAGAGAGGCAGTTGAACATATGTACAACACTAATATGACTTATGATAGTGGTATGTTGGGAACATTTAAAGATGACCAAGTGCTTAATACTTATTCAATATATGGTGATCCAACATTTGATACTTTGTTAGTGAAAATGTTACCTGTAATGAAAAAAGAAACAGGATTGGATGTAGTGCCTACATATTCTTATGCGAGAATATATAAGAAAGGTGATATATTAAGAAGACACAAAGATAGGCCTTCTTGTGAAATATCTACCACTTTAAATCTAGGTGGAGATCCATGGCCTATATTCATAGATGGCACAGGAGCTGATTCAGTTATAGATGAGATGAAAAATATACATAAGCCTAACGCACCAAAAGGCACTAAAGTCTTACTTGAAGTTGGCGATATGTTGATATACGAGGGTTGTAAATTAGAACACTGGAGAGAGCCTTTTGAAGGTGATAACTGTGGTCAAGTCTTTCTGCACTATAACAATGCAAATGGTCAGTTTAAAGATATAAATATATTTGATGGTAGAGAAAAACTTGGGTTACCTGCATGGCGGGAGAAGCAGACAGAAAAAAAGAAAGAAAGAGCCCAACGTTCTAAAAGGTACTAAACTCTTGCTTGAAGTAGGAGATATGCTAGTATATAGTCGCTTCCAGCATTTGCGAAGATGTAATACAATGAGGTTATATGCTACAAAAAATAGGTTTTCAGCCAGGTATAAACAAACAGATTACGGATACAGGAGCAGAAGGTCAATGGACTGACTGTGATAATGTTAGATTTCGTTATGGTATTCCAGAAAAAATAGGTGGTTGGAAACAGTTAGGTGATGATGCTCTTACAGGAGCAGGAAGAGGATTACATCATTTTGTAAATAGTTTAGCTAGAAAATATGCGATCATTGGTACAAACAGAATTTTATATGCATATTCTGGGGGTGTGTTTTATGACATACACCCAATTAAATCTACAACAACTCTTACAAGTGCATTCAGCACGACCAACGGATCAGCTGTAGTTACAATAACTTTTGGTAGTGCACATAGTATTAATGCAGGTGATATTATTTTATTAGATAATTTCTCTTCTATAACTAATTCTAATTTTGCTTCAGCAGATTTTGACGATAAAAAATTTATGGTTACAACCGTGCCTTCAAGCACAACACTAACTGTTACAATGCCGTCCAATGAATCGGGAAGTGGTGCAACAACATCAGGTGGTGTTAGAGTACAACATTATTATCCTGTAGGACCAGCTGTGCAAGCAAAAGGTTTTGGTTGGTCGTTAGGATCTTGGGGTGGTGAAGTTGCAGGTGAACCTGCAACCACATTACAAAACGGTATTACCAGTTCTGCAACGTCAGGTATTATATTAGTAGACTCATCTCAGTTTCCAACTTCAGGAACTAACTTTATTATTATAAACAGTGAGGAAATATCTTACACAGGTATAGCAGCTACGGGAGAACTTACTGGTGTTACAAGAGGTGTAGCAGGAACAACTGCAGCAGCACACAGTGGTGGTGCAACAATTACAAGTTCTACTAATTTTGTAGCATGGGGTGAAGCTGCATCTGGAG